CGTTATTTTCGCATAGTTTCTGATGGCCAAGAACTGGTCTGTAAGTTGTGAGAATATTGTCTCAATCCTCTTTCTTGCCTTTGCAAACGGAATGAATGTCGGCTTCCAGTCCTTCTGGTTGAGCCGATACGGACACTCCAGTCTTATGTGTGCGGTTTCGAACAAGTCAAGCTGTACATCAGCTCCAATATACCCTTTGTCGCCATAGATGCTACAGTCGTGATAAGCATGTTTCACATCCTTCATATAATGGAGGTCAGCCGCACTTGCCTTTGAGAGGTCATAGGAATGGACAACTCCACTTAACCCACAGATAGCGTGTAACTTATAACCGAAATAATACGTGTTCTGCGAAGCGCAGAAACCGAAGTCTGGAGCTTGCGAGAAATCACCGGTACGTCCCATCTTGCATCGTTTCCCTCTTGCAACCCTACAGACCTCTATCGGCTTGGAGTCAACAAAGAATTGTTCCTCTCCACCATCCATTTCCAGGGCAACCCTTTTGCGCAGTTCCTCACACAAGCCTGCCGTTTTCTTTCTGCGGTCATTGAACTGTCTCCTTGATATGAGATTGGGAATGCAGTCCTTGTACTCTTGCAATTTATAGTCGAACAACCACTTCTCACTATCAATGCTCTCTGTCTCTGCTGTCAGGGACAGTGCCACTACTTTCAAGTCAGAAAACTTAGGAACAGGACCATGGCGTGGAACATTACCCGATTCATTGACGAGATTTTCAGAGAATTGCTTGCATATCTCAAGTATTTTGACGAATTTTGTATAAAGGTTGTACATACGATGGTTTGAACTTAATGTTTTGATCACCACTAAGTTACTAAAAAATCAACGATATGTGCAACTTTTTGCTCATCTTTATCAACTTAAATTAATTCCGCCAACGGGTTAATTTAAGTGTATAAACAGAAAAAGGACACCTAACTTAATAGATGTCCTTCTAATTAAATGTAATAATGTGGTTACTTCTTGGAATAGTGATATCTCATAGAGAATATATAAACCTCTATCATATCATCATGCACAGAATAGATAAGCCTGTGCTCTGAATTGATTCGTCTTGACCATTTACCTGCTAATTCATATTTGAGGGGTTCTGGCTTACCTATTCCCATGTAAGGATGTTCCAATATATCAGCAAGCAGTTTCTTAATGCGTTTGGTTATATTGGGGTCATTCTTTTTCCAATATTCCCAATGCTCTTGTGCAATAGGAGTAAATATCAGTTTCATAATTCGTCTAATTTTACTTCTATTCCTCTACCTGCCTTTAAATCTTCTTCTCCTTTACGGATATCATTCAAGGTCTGTTCAGAAGACATGATATATTCGGTCTCCTTCAAAGAATTATATTCTTCCAAAGAAATCATTACTACTCCCGTACCATTACCACGATTGATAAGTACCGTATCGCAATCGTCAATAACCGAGTCAATATAACCTTTTAGATTGGCTCTTAAATCTGTGTAATTGGTTGTTCTCATAAGTCCTCCTTTTTATAATGCAAATGTATGTACTTATTTGCGTACTTGCAAATATAATTAGTTAATTATTAAGTATAAAAAAAGGACAACTAACTTAATAGCTGCCTTTTCCTCTCTCAATCAACAATCCACTCAGCCCAAGAACCAAGCGTATTCACTATCTCCTAATTTGGCACGTTGAATGCCTTGTACAAACTCTGTACAGTTAAGATTCCTCTCCAAGAAGTTATCCATGTAACTTGACTTTACAGAACCATTGAGCAGGTTTAAGAGCTGCCAGCCTGTAATGCTGTCCCCTGTACTCTTAAAGTTCGCATTAGAAACGAATGCTCTGCAAGCTGCATTAATCTGACTGTCGCCTAACAATAGACGAGGTAAACGTTTCTGTTGGTCGGGTGTAAGTGATTATACACAAGGTTTCCCCGCACCATCTTTATAATAGCGCTTAAACGGTGTTTTAATGCCGTTTAAACGGTGTTTAAACAGGTAGACCTCTTTCTAAAAAGGTAGTAAGCTTTATGATAAAAATCTATCCCAAAGGTCCAGAAAATGGCAGAACAGTGCAAATGAATTGTGAGTCAGTCGGTTCTGATTTTCAAGCTATTTGGCAGAAAATCTTGAAAAGACAGGTTTATGCCAACTTCGGACAGAGCAGCGTTACCAAAACATTACCTTCTCCTTTGAAAGCGAGAATTGGGAAAAGTGGCAACGAATAGAGCAAAATCCGATCTGACCCTATAGGATTATCTTCGACAAAGATACTTTGATGGCAGGAAAGAAGCAAATAAATTGCACACGGTTTCTTTACCATTGAACGACAATGTTTTGCGTAACAACAAATAACCTGACAATAAATAATTTTGTAACCCATAAAAGGTCAGAGTTATGCGTAGTACATTTAAGGTTCTGTTCTACCTCAAAAAGAACGCCCCCAAGAAGAACGGTTCCGTTCCCGTGATGTGCCGTATCACCATAGACGGTACGATAGCCCAGTTCAGTTGCAAATGCGACATCCATCCCGATTTGTGGGACATCAAGAGCAACCGGGCTTCGGGAAAGAGTGCCGTAGCATTAGAAACCAACCGTTTCTTGGACAAGATACGTGTCGGCATCAATGCCAAATACAAGGAGATAGCCGAGCGGGATAACTATGTCACTGCCGAGAAAGTGAAGAACGCTTTCTTGGGCTTGGAAATGCGGCATGAAACCTTGCTGAAAGTCTTTGCCCGGCACAATGAGGACTTTTTCAAACAGGTAGATGCGGGCTTGCGAAGCCCATCCACCTACCACAAGTATTGCACAGTCTATAAGCATTTGGAGGAGTTCATCAAGAACCGCTACCGTGTCAGCGACATTGCTTTGAAAGAACTCACTCCGGCTTTCATTACCGACTTTGACATCTTCCTGCGCACCGAAAAGCAATGCTGTAACAACACGGTATGGATTTACATGATGCCCCTGCGCCGTATGATTACCATTGCCCAGAATCACGGATGGATAGTTCGTGACCCGTTCGTGGATTACAGCATATCCGCCGAGAGTACCGACAGGGACTATCTGACCAAGGATGAAATCCGCAGGCTGTTGGATTTGAAATTCAGGCGTAAATCAATGGAGCTGGTTCGGGATTTGTACGTCTTCTGCTGTTTTACGGGCTTGTCCTTTACCGATATGAAGAACCTGACCAAGGACAACCTTCAGACTTCCTTTGACGGTAAACTCTGGATTATGACCAAGCGACAAAAGACAGGTGTGGAGTCCAATATCATGCTTTTGGATATTCCGAAGCAGATTATCGAGAAGTACGATGGCATGGCGAAGGAGGATTACCTCCTGCCCGTTCCGCAGTATATTACCGCCTGCAAGAACATCAAGAAAATCATCGGACTCTGCGGTATCGAAAAAGAGATTACGTGGCATACCAGCCGCCACACTATGGCGACGGAAATCTGCCTGACCAACGGCGTTCCCATTGAAACCCTTTCCAAGATGCTCGGACATACGAACATCCGCACCACGCAGATTTATGCCAAAATCACACACGAAAAGGAAAGTCGGGATATGGCAGCACTCTCCGATAAGTTGAGCAAGATAGGGCAATTCAATGGTATCACTATATAATAAGGAGGACGAACGATGAAAAGAGAAATCATAACCATTGGAGAGAATGGAAAGGTACATATCCCGACAGCTCCCGTTTGGATGTCGGCTTGCGAAATAGCCTCCTTGTTCGGAGTATTCTCCGGTAAGGTAAACAGTCACATCAAATCTGTCTTCAAAGAGGGTTTGCTCAGAGAAGATGAGGTGATGCAAACCCTATTGTTCAAGGGCGGTGCGGTGGATTTATACAACATTGAAATGATAATGATGCTGTCTTTTCGTTTTGTTTCCCCCCATGCCCAACTCTTCCGCAAATGGGCTATCAGGAAACTTACCCAAAAGAAATCTACCACTCCGTTGCTTGTATGTTACAATAAAGATGGATGGTATAGTTGAATGTGAGAAGAGGGTGTATCAAAATTCCGATATACCCTCTTTTTCATATCTATCCGTAGAGAAAGTATAAAATGAAACAAAGCCCTGACTTTCCCAAGCCAAAGCTTTGCCATATCATAAAAAATTTGT